AGACCATCCTGGATATAGACAGTCACGTTGCGGAGTTCGATTCGGGCCATTATTGAATCTCCCGTTTATGATTAGGGTTTGTAATCCATGTAGTATAAAGCGTCCACTTCGGACTGTCTGACTCGATGATCCTTATCGAGTTGACCAAATGGATAGATGTTGACTCCGCGTGCTTTCGTGTTATTCAACTGAAAGCAACCGATGAACGACTGATCGTCATCGACACCGACGCCGTACTTGTAGACCGGAACCGGCCCGATCATCTCTTCTGCGAACTTGCCCGCCCACCTGTCTAATCGATAGCTGTCCGCACCAGCCATATCCATCAAAGCAGTGAACAAGAAGTTGATTCCGAGAGTGACTTCGTACCTATTGTTTCCAATCTCTCTGTACTGAGGGCCAGTGATGCGTTGTTCAACATGATCCTCCCACACTTCATCGTCACGTTCATCGACGCCCTCGACGTAGTACGGTAAGCTTAGGCCCGTTGCAGTTGGTTCGAAGTGTTTCGCAACTGATATGTCAATCCACCGCGCTAGATTCTCATTCATATTGCTTACACCTTCACCACGCTAACGGTATCTGTGATTCCTAGCCAGTCACGTGAGTTGCCTCGCCTGTGGAACTCAGGCGTGACTCCCTTGATGACCTTTCCTAGAACGAGCCAGCTAGTGAGTGGCTCATACTCGTCGAAGTACTTGATGTCGAATCGCTCGTCACCATACTCGATCCAGTCGTTCTTCTTCATCTCATACGTGGAAGGCAGATCAGAACGGTCAATGATGAAGATGCGGTCTCCCACATCGAACATACCGCCTTGAACTAGCTTCTTGTTCGCAGAGATGATTGAGATAGTCTGAATGACATGTCGAATGGCATGAACAGGCATAACAACTGCCCGACATACTTCATACGAGTTGTAAGTTGCTGATTTGGCTCCAGAGTCTCGATTGGTTGTTGCCGTTCCAGGCACCAATTCATAGACCGTAACGTCTCCTCCGTATTCCTTCTTCAAGGTAGCGATGTTGGACTTCTGGAATCGCTTCAGATTGTGGTTCGGCCGGTTAGTCATTATGATGATGCCCTTGAACCAAAGCAGCCACCCACTTCAGTTGTTCAGTGTTGTGTGACACAACTTGGTTGGTCCGTTCGATCAACTCGATGAGCTGAGTCTGTTGGAACTGTTCAAGTGCAGTGATCCGTTCAACCATACGATCTTCGCGCTTCCAGTCTCGCCAGATGAAGAAGAGAATTACACCAAGTACAGGACCGAAGTCCTTCAACAGTTCAACGTACTGATGCATTTATCTCTCCTTGATATAAGAAAGCCGCTGGAGCGGGTCGCCCCGCTCCAGTGACTTGAAAGGACTTGATCAGGACAAGATAACGCAGCCCAAGAGAGGCTCGATAACCTTGACACCGAACAGAGTGTCGAGAGTCACGATCGTGCCCTGCGCGGTGATGTCGTATTGCATCGCCACACGCATGGACAGGTCATTGTAACTGCCGATACCCATCTTGACGTCGAGTCCCATCGCTGCCGTCGCCAGAGGTCGCGAGACCATTGCGATAGCGTTGCGATGGAACGCCAAGTTGAAACCACCGTGCGGGCCAGGGAACGCGCCATCGGCGTCAGCCAAAGCGTTCTCCAACGGACGATCCAGCCAGACCACTACGCTCGTCGTGTTGACGGAGTCAACTTCGATGATCGTGTAATCTTTGCGAGCGGCGGTGTTGGCACCGAAGGAGATCAACTGACCAACGACCGGAAGCTTGTTCGCGGTGATGCCGTTCAGCGTGATGCCTTTGGTGTAGTTGGCGGCGTATGTGCCTTCAACAACAGCGGCATTGAAGATGTAACCAACAGCGTTGGCTGCAACCGTGTTCACGTAGGCGTCTGCCAACGTGAGGCCAGTCAAGTTGTTGCCGGACTCGGTGAGGGCCGTGATCCAGTGCGGCTGGCCTTCGCCAGTCAACCAGACATAGCAACCCACGAAACCGTTGCCGGTGGCCGTGCAAGCCTTGTTGCCAGTATCGCCAGGAGACGCACCAGCGGTGTGATTGCACGTGACCGTATCAGCATCAGTGATTGTGCGGTAAGGCACGTTCTGATCGAGATACGTGTCGAAACCGTCGATACGGCCGAGACGTGCTTCCTCAAGAGCCGTTCCACCGTCGCCACGTTCGTTGGCCTTGGTGTAAATGGCAGTGTCGAGGAACTGACGCTCTGCGCCGGGTGACAGGACGAGATTACGACCAGCCTGATAGGCCTTGTTCTCGTTCATCTTCTGGCGAGCGTCCAGGACGAAGTCCCGTGCGTTCGAAGCGGACATCTCGGCGAGACGACCGACTTTCGCCGTGTCGAAGAACTGAGGAGCCTGACCGGCCAGGATGCGATCGACGGTTCGAGCCATCTGCATCGCAGCCGGCTGCATGAACATGTCGACCAATTCCTTGAAGGAGTAAGACGCTTCACTGTCCTTGATCGTGAAGGTAACGTAGACGTGCTGATCCAAGGGAACCTGCACGTTCGTGGCAACCGCGTCCTGAGACACGACGCTATCCGAAGCGACCTTACGCTTGGTGCTGAACTCGCCCGGCTTGCGGGTGTTCACAACATCACCGTAAGAAGCTACCAGCGGGCTGAAGTCACGATGTACCAGCCGCGCCATGACCATGTTCTCTTCGAGAATGGCCAACGACTCTTGCGCCCATAGTTCAGGAACCAGGGCGTCCACGTCGTTCGCGAAACACATTGGGTAGAGATTCATTTAAGAACTCCTGATTGGTTAAAGACAAAGTAGTAAGTTTGGAACCCAGGAGTATGAACAAACATGTCATCCCTGGTAATGACATGCGAACCCGGCTACCCGGTAGGTATCAAGCGGCGCGGACTGCTCAATACGAACGGGACTTCAGTCCCAATAGTTCAGGGTTCTCCTTGCGGATCTTTCGATACTGCTCAGGAGAGAGCTTCGTGACGTCGATCTTACTGTTGGCACCGGGAGTGGCCTCGGCCGCACCCGCTCCAACACCGCTGACGACATTGGCTCGGAATAACCCGCCATAGAGCTGCGGTAGTTCTTTCATTCGCTTCACGGCGTCTTCCGGCGTGCGAAGCGTCTTGATCGGTTCACCAGTCTTCTCGTCAACGTCATTGAAGTTGACCATCGGGACGAGTGATTCGCTGCCTTCGACGTTCTCAACTTTCAACTCAGTCTGTGTGCGGAGCAAGTCAACGATCAAGGAAGGATTGAAGGCGTCTTGGCCGGCCGCGTCGAGCAATGATCGATCGATCTTCTCGTTGCGATACAGCTTCTGCCATCGTTCGCGTTCCTTCCGCTCTTCTTCGAGCTCGGACTGGTATTTCTTCTCGGACTGCTTCTTCTCCCATTCGATCTGCTGTTCTTTGGTTCGGAAGCTGGCCTGCAAGTCCGCGAGCTCTTTCTCAAGACGCTCTCGCTCTTCGCTATCGTTGCCGACTCGCTCAAGCTGGGCTTGCATTGACGTCTCAAGCGTATCGTACTTCTGCTTGAACGTCTCTTGATTCTTGCGACGGTCCTTTGCGAGGAACTCATTCACTTGTTCCTGCGTGAACGTCTTAGGCGCTTCAGTGGAGGTTCCGCCATCGGGCGGCGTTTCATTGGTTTCGTTGGTTTCCTCATCAAAGCAAAGTGTGTAAACGGACAGTGGAAAGTGCTTTAACATAGCCTTCTAACCTTTCAGTTAGCTCACCCTACGAATGCGAATTGATTGGCAGTCTACAAGACGGGGTTTGAGCCATCGCCAAACCGTGCCATTTGGAATCCCAAACAATAGGAACTCCATACTGTCGTCATCCTCGGCGTAGGTGGTCCCGACGGATGCGTAACTCTGCTTCAGAACACGGAGTTCATCAGCAGCAGTGTTCGGATCGAAGCCGTCAAGCAAAGCGAATGCTGTCTCATAGCAAGCCCACTCGATCTCTTCCGGCACGGACGAATCCTTGCCTCGAGGGAACTCGAGTTCTTGCGATTGATCAGCAGCGATGATCTCGGCTTCAGTGGGCGCCAAGGTGCCTGTGAGCGTGTTACCGTCTGCGTCATACAGAACAGCTTGCACAGTGGCTTTGACGCCTTTGTAATTCAATGAGTCTATGACCTTTGTCGCTTGCTTCAGAGCTTTGACTCGGTCAGTTGCGTTTGCGTTGTCCCAGGTCGATGTGTAAAGCCGTTCGCCGAAGTAAGTGTCGGCA